TAGTTGAAAAGTATAAATTTATTTTTTATACTTAGCTTTATTGTATAGCACTCTGTTCTTTAATCCCCCTTTAATGTATCTCTTTCTAGAGTCCTCTGGGAGACCAGATCTCCACTCATACATAGCTATTTCTTGGTTAGTTTGATAAGAACCTCCCATCTGCATTCTAGCAGGAGATTCAATTACTGTTCCTTCGTAAGGCCCAGTAGGAAGATTAGCTATGCCAGGAGGGACAGCTTTATAAGACTCTACTAAGTTGCCTTGATTATCAATCTTATCTATGTTGATAGGGACTTTCATCCCCATAGTATTAAAACTCTGTCCAGGTTGAACATTAGGGAAGGCCATAGATTGATTAATTTGCCCTTGCTCATGATACGGGCGTAACCCTTGTTCTTGCTCTTGAGGAGTTTGAGCAACTTGCATAGGAGGTTGCATAGCAGCTTGTTGTTGCTGATCTACAAATTCTTGGATTAGATCTCTACCTTGATCGTAAGCAGTAAAAGCATCTAGAATACTACCAGGATATCCAGTAGATCTAGCTTTATCTAATAACTGCCTTCTGGTAGAGTTATCCATTAAGACAAGAACTTAAGTTTATATTTAGCAGAGTTAAGAGTAGACTTCACGTTATCTAAATCATTTACGATTTCAGAGTAAGGAGTGCTGTCTTGAAGCTTAGTAATCTTAGCATGCAAGCTATCGATATAGCTAATTACTTCTTTAACTGTCTTCATTCGTGGAACTGATACTTCTGGGTAGTCTAGGATTTGACCTGTAACTCCTTGGTATCCCTCTGCAATACTATCAGCCAGTCCAGGAAGTGCATCATAAAGATCCCCAAGGGCTTTATGGGCAGCATAACTTCCGTCACCTGTAATAGTCAAGTGTAGAACGTGAATTTGAGTTGCGGCATTCATCATCTCCATGACAATTGCAGGTACAGTGACCTTAGTTGAATTTTTCATTTTGTCTATATAGCTCATTCTGTTAGATTTTGATTAGCCTTAATGTCAATTTCTTTTTCCTTAAGGGCTAATTGCTGTTGTTTAATTTGAAAATCTTGCATCATCTTTTCAAGGTTATTGTTAGATGACTTATCTTGTGCTTCAGCTGCAATAAGAGCTTTTTCTATTTCTAGTTGTCTATCTTTTTCTTTATCTAAAGCTTGTTGCTGAATCTGTTGTTGCTTTAATTGCAATTCTGCTTGCTGTTGTTGCTGTTGAGCTTGCTCTTGTGCCTTTCTCAATTCATCAGCTTGCTTTTCAGCTTGTTTAATTTTATCTTTAATCTGAGAGAAGCTATCACTTTCAAAGATAGAGACAACTGTTGACATAGGCATACCGTTTTGTACAGCTGCTTGTGCCAAGCCCTCAAGCTTCTGTTTCTTTTCTGCATCTTTTCCTGCATCAGAAACAAATATTCCATATTCTGCCTCCATATGAGTCATTGGATCTACATCAATATTATTTAGACTTCCATCAGGCATTACATACATAGCTTTCTTTCCGTTGAGCCAAGCCTCTTTTGAGTAATCCAAAAGACCCTGGAGTTCTCTTCTTTCGAAATGTGCAAATTTTCTAAAGATATCTTCTGTAATGTGAGAAGACTGTACAATGCTTTGCTGAGACGTTGCTTTTCCTTCATAAGAACTCATTTGTCCTTGTCTCTGCCTAGTTACCCCACTAACTTTCTCCCACTCTACCATAATAGATTCTAGCAAGGTAAGGTATTGAGATATTGTCTTAATAGACATATCTAATACTGACTGATGCTGAGGAGATAACTGAATTCCTTCTTTATTGTAATCTACCCAAGCAATACCTGTACCTTCTACAAAGTACATAAACTTATCCATGTCCCAATTTTTAGGGATCATGTTAATGTCGAATTGGGCAATAATATCTTTACTACGTGCAATAGCTAGTTCAAGACGGTATTTGTAAATATTATAATTGAGCTGATAAGCTATTCCTAAGCTTACCAAAGAAACACTCTGAGAGTTAATGTCAGAGTATTTTCTCCCATTAATTGGAAGTTTACATCTGGAGGGGTTGTCTAAGCTGGTCCGTTGGTTTTTATAAGGGCGAACATTTATAAAAAATCTTCTATCAATTCTAGTTCCCTCCCATACTTCATTAACCCATTCCCATTCTATTTTAGCATTAAGATTTTTGAGGCTTTGAGGCAACTTGTACCCTTCTTCTACGTCAAACATCTCAACATTCCCTGTATTAGGATCGTCATAAGTTACAAATCCAATACGTTTCCTGCTTTTCCAGTAAACTGTTATTATCTCAATTAACCTGTTACGGTATACGTTATCATCTGCTCCACTAGCTTCTGCTCTATATAACAAATAGGCCTCAGCTGATGTATGTGTTGGGGATTCTAACTCAAGAACCTGGTCATCAGATAAGTATTCCCCAAATATGTCAATGATGGTAGATGCGTGAGAATATTTTCTAATGATGGCCCAATCGGCATCTTCAACGAAATCGATATCAGGATCTTTGTCATAATCTACGTCAAGTGGATTTACAATTTCGTAAAATACTTCATTTTTTCTTACCCCTTTGTGAGAATAGGTTTCCCCGGTAACTAAGAAATGGAAAAATAATTTTTGAAACTTATCGTAAATCTCATTGTAATACATTATATAGTTTAGAGATGCCTGCCCCATTATAGCTCTCCCATCTACATAACTTCTTTCAAATTCTTCTGCTATTTGTTTAGGGAGAGGTAATTCCTGCCCTTCCGGTAGTTCTATTTCTTGTTGTTTAGCCAACTCTGCTAAAAATTGATTTTTCAAATTAGTTAAAATCAAATTTTTAAGAGCCTCTTCTTTAAGACTGATTGAATCGGCATTCTGCACCGTTACAGTGTACTCAAGTGGCCGTTTAGACTTTTCCCCAAGCAGCAAATCGATAATAGGCTTAATAATTGGGTAGTTACGAAGTCTAGTAGGAAAGTGACTACGAGTTTTACCGTAGGGCTTAAGTACATAGTTGTAGTCTTCCTCGTCTATTACCCCATTATAATAGTCGTATAAAGATTTTAAGTAACTGCGTCTTTCACTTATACCAAACTTTGACAAATTGATAAAGGCATTAACACAGTCTTCTTTCCACTTATCATCTTTCTGAGAGAAAGGGATTCGTTGTTTGGGGATTGTAGCTTGTCCGAACATTAATACAAAAGTAGGCTTGTTTTACAAAAGGTCTTTAAAATAAGTTGATTTGATGCATTGCTTATTATATCACACTTTTATTTTTTATTTATATAGTTTATCGAACCATTCGTTACTGGAGTTATCAGCATTATTAAAACTTAACTCTTTGTTATATAACTCTCTAGTGTGGTACATCCCCACCATTAGAGCCATAACACGGTCAAAGTTACCTTTTCTGTTAAACTTGATTAACTCTTGTAATAACGCAGGGTCATAAATTTTTTGCAAGTTAAGGGTAATATTGCCTTCTTCGTCAGCTCCCCTCCCAGAAATTAACCAATCTCTTATATAAAGTTCTCCCTGAGATTTTCTCTGCTCGGTCATGTGCATACCAAACTGACGTTTAACATTTTTACTTCGTAGCTCTTTCTTATCTAGCATTTCGAATTCCTCTTGCAACAAGTGCATTTTTCTAAACCTTTTAGCATAGGCAATTACTTCTCCTCGGTCATTTTCGAATCCTATTTTAGCATTATAGTACTCTGCTAGCATAAATAGAGTTCTATTGTACTCATCCTGAGTTTGAGGACGACCTACGTAAGATGCTACAATTAAGTCATCTGGCTTAGACATATTATTTGGGACTTTAATAACGTAAGCTGCCCCAAGAGAGCTAGAACTTTCTGCTTTTCCTTGAGCATATGGGTCATGACAAATAATATAAAGATTCTTAGGGGTTAATTCCTCTAACTCTGTTTTAAAGGGAGGTTCGTATATTACTACAGCCCCAGTTAAATCATCATCTTTTCTATGTGGGAATTTTGATATAGGACGTAGATTACTGTTAGGAGTAAAGTCAGCTTTCCCTTTAGAGTTATAATACATCTCCCCTACTACTCCTATACTATCTAATTTACCAGATATCACTCTATTGTACTGCTCTTTTAAAGAGTTAACGTCGAATGTATTTGCAGTAACTTGTAACGTAGCTTCTTGTGGGGTAAAAGGATGTTCAGCTATATATTGATCATAAGATTTAGGGTCATTTCCCTTTTTCTTCTTTTCTCTCTGCTCTTCTTCATACTCAACTGCTTCGTTAACTAAGCTATTCCCATTCTCGTCTATGAATCCATCTAGATTCTTGTAGATTGGGACAAAGTAACCACATATTGTCCCCATAGCCCCAGCATCCCAGTCGTTCTCAAACCCTAAGCAGTTGTAGGCATCAGGATGATAGAAGAGTTCTTCTAATCCTTCAAATCCAGGGCCCTCCTCTCCCCCAGTTCCAAAAGCAATCATAGTTCCGAGTGTCTTAGAACCCTGTCTCATTGTAGGCATAGCTACCTCCCAAGCTTTTAGCAATCCTGAGAATGAACCTGATTCTTCGAAGAAGATTAGCTCTCCTGCTTTACCACGTATCTTGTCTGGATCATCTTTTAAGCTTACCCCAATTATCTGTGATTTAAACCCTAGAGTTACATCTGCCCCATTTACGTTTTTCTTATACCCTGATTGTTTGTGCATCTCACGGTCAATTAAACGAGGCTGCGTCCAAGCTGTGTTATCGTCTACAAATGAAATAATATCCCAAGCTTTAGACAACATACCATCCCCAGTCAAATATTGTTTGTCTGATGCAAACACAAAGTTTTTTGAATTCCTTAGATGAAAGTAGTTCCTACATAGCATAGCTGCAGCTTTGTACGAGAAACCTTTACGTCTAGCTTTCAAGACAACCATATGTTTGTTTTCTTTCCTAGCTTTATCTATTGCATTAAAATAGTCAAAATCTCCGTCATAAAAAGCTGGGAAAGATCTATCTCTTCTAGATATTATCTCCCCATCAGGCTGCTTTTCATCAATAATCCTGTCAATTGGGCAGTAGTTGAGATAGAAATAGTGGAATCCTGATATCTTAACTCCATTTATCTCATAGCCATGCATGCATCTAAACTGCTCTGCATCCCAATAGTCATAATATTGTTTAGTTCCAGGGAGTGCATCAGTATAATAACCGTATTCTATATAATTTTTAGCGGCAGGTGAAAATAGATGAGTATCTTTTAGCATTATTCACTGTATTTGTTAGTCTTAACCCCTGCTCTGTTAGGGTTATCCTTAGCTTGTTGTTTTTGCACTAATTCTTCTAGTCTGTCTAAGCCTTCTATTACTTCTCCGATCTTAGATAAGTTAGCAACTAAGTCTTTTGCTTGGTAGAGGAGTTTTCCGTTCTCATCCATAGCTGTTAGGTCTATATCTTTAAAGTATTTTTCTAACTTATTAACTGCAGACCTAGCAGATTTTAAGAGTTTGATAGCATGCGTATCGGACAACTCCCTATACTTCTGTAAACCTGCATGTAAATTCGGAGTTGATTTAACTTTTAAGTCTTCTAGCAGTTTATCTCTTCTTTCAGTTTCATCGTAAGCTGCATAGCTAGATCTGTGATCTGCAAAAAAATAAATAAATGCTAACTCTTTAGTAGTTAACTTTTCAAATTCCGGGATAGTCAGTGCATAAGTTGACGGGATAACTACGTTATTACTTATTGTTAGCAAGTCTTTCATTTTTACGTCTGGTTTTTTCGTTTAAATGGGCTATTCTTTCTGATTTAGCCGAAAATGCCCCGAAATATGGGAGTCTTATTGTAGCAAAGTTCCCCTCTTTCATGATTTTAGCTACGTACTTAAACTGATAGTAGATAATCTCCTCTACTTTTTGTAGTGGGAGGTTATATTTAGTAGCTAATTTTTGAATAATTACCTTTTCTTTGTTCATTTTCGAAGATTAATCGGTTTTCCCGATTTTCCTATTGAAATTGGTTTCCATCTTGAAGGTTCATCTGGGCACCTAGCTGTTTGCCAGCTAGCTTTTTGCTCAATATAGCAGCCACATAAACCACACTGTTTAGTATCTTCTTTTAAATTTGGGCATTCTAAACATGCACTGATTCTTTCTTTGTACTCCTCTTGAGTTACAGATGGCATTCCAGCTGCAATGTACTCT